TTTGTTGGGGAGTGAAGAGACTGGTGCTCCTGGGACTGTATATGTTGCGATAAAACCTAAAGGGAGAGAAACTCTTTTTGACTGGGAAAAGAATTATATTAATCAAAACATAATAGATGACAGAAAGATTATTTCTCTTACAACTAGTATTGTTGATGCTGATTTTATTTATATATATCCATCTATTACTGTTAAGTATAGTTCAGATACGACTTCTTCAACAACTCAGAACTCTATTGAGACATCAGTAAAAAATTCTATTAATCTTTATGCATTGTTATATCTTGAACAATTTAATAATACATTTTACTATTCTCCATTTTGTTCTGTTATTGATAATGCGGATGAATTCATTCTTGGGAATGACACCACAATTGAATTGGTAAAAAAGTTCAAACCTACTTTGAATATAGCTTACACTGCAATAAATCCTGCAATACTTATTTATTCTAATAGCATATCTGGAGATTATGTTGATTTTAGAGTACATAGTTCATTTTTCACTTGTATAGTATCTTCAGTAACCTATACTGATTGTATTTTAACACAAAATCCATATAATTTTTTGATATTATCTGTTATAGATGGATACGGGAATACGGTTGTATATAATGCAGGTACTATTGATTATGGTGATGGTATAATTACTGTTAATAATGTTAAAATAACTTCTACTTCTCTTTTTGATGAATCTGGTGTACCAATTATAAATGTATTTGTCAGTCCTGCATCTAATGATTTAGTTTGTGCACAAAATCAGATTTTAGCATTATATCCAATATTGGATAATATTACTTCCATACCAATAAAACCCAAGAAATGAGTTTAGACTATTCTACAGCAAAACCTTCGTTATGTATCGAAGAACAAGTACCAAACTTTGTAATAAGAGATGGTCAAAAATATATTGAATTTATTAAGACATATTATGATTGGTTAGAAAGAAAATTTGTTATTGTAACACTTAGTGCCGATAGTGTTCTTTCTGGAGAAGATTTTATGAATAGTACACTTTCTCCAATAGAAACTAACTTTATATTAGAAACAGAAGAACATGCAAATAATATTCTTGTAACAGAAATAAATACATATATTAGTGGTAATACCAATATAGGAAGTTGTTATATATTAACAGAAAACCAAACCCTTCCACCACTTGTATTAAATGTTATTTCTTATTTACCCTACAATGATGTAGTGGAAGGAATATATGCTCCAAGATTGATGGTATTCTGTGAATATGTTAGTGGTATAATACAAAAAAATACATTAATCTATACTTCAAATACTGGAACTAATGTTTTTATTTCAGATTATATTGATGTCAAGAGTCCTTTGAATATCATAAACAATCTAGAAAGTTCTCAGGAAGTAGATTTTATCATGAATTACAATAACTACATATACAATTCATTTTATATAAATGGATGGAAGGAACTAATGTTTGGATTTCCTTTTTCACTGCACCCAACATTCGATCAAACTATTAAGGATATTATCGTAAAGAATGTAAAGGATTTATATAAAACAAAAGGGACATTTCTTTCTTTTAAGTATATGTTTAATATATTGTATAATGAATCTTTGACGATTAATAGTACAGCAAATTCCTCAATATATTCTGATGGTGTTCATTCCTATGTTATAACGAGTAAGTATGGGTCTGCACAAGTAGCATTATTAAATGATATAAAAAGAATGGTTCATCCTGTTGGTTTTAAGGTAACCATTAAAGAAAATAGTTAATTTATAAATATAAGAAAAAGCAAAAATGGCTAATACTAATAGTTTAGTTAAGGTTTCTACTGTATCAAATGTAAATTCTTCTAATCTTGGTGGAAGTGATTTATTTTACTATATATATCAGGCTCCAGGTGGACCTATATCTACAACATTAAAATTATCAGATCTTTTTATAGGTACTAATAACTTAACATCAGATATAAAGTTTAATACTAACACTCTTTATATAAAATCAGGCAAAGTTGGAATCAACAAAACTCCCTCTGTAGCTTTAGATGTTCTAGGTTCCTCAGTTGTTAGTAGTAATATTACAATAGGAGGAATTGCTAATATAAGTGGAACTACAATTCTTGGTAGTAGTTTAAGTGTTGTTTCAACTATTATAGCTGGTGGAAATATAACTTCTAGTACTGGTAATATTTCAGCAATCGTAGGAAGTGGTACATTTGGTGGAAATATAACTGGTGGCGGATCACTTGTGATTACTGGATCTATAACTGGTCATTCATCACTTGGGATTACTGGACCTATAACTGGTAATTCAACACTTCTAATTACTGGAACTATAACTGGTAATTCAACACTTGGAGTTGGTGGAAACATAACTGGTGGTGGAACAATAACCGTTCCTGGTAATATAAGTAGTACTTCTGGTAGTATTAGTGCTGGAACTACTGGAACTTTTGGTACTAGTATTAGTGCTGGAACTACTGGATCTTTTGGTGGTCAAATAACAATGCTATCAAGACTAGTAGATGCATTTCCTGCTGGTACGTGTATCGTTTTTGCACAATCAACCGCACCAACAGGATGGACAAAAGTTACAACATATAATGATGCGGCTTTGAGAGTTGTTTCTGGTACTGCTAGTTCTGGTGGTACTGTTAACTTCTCTTCTGCCTTTAGTACTTTTACCATTAGTGGTACAGTAGATGGTCATGCAATTACAAGTTCAGAAATGCCATCTCATACTCATGTACTTACCGACCCAGGTCATATACATTCATATAAATATGGAAGGGCAGCAGGAAGACAGACTGGTTCTATAACTGTTGCAGATACTATAGATAATTCAGACCTACAATCAACAACGCCATCAAGTACTGGTATAACAATAGCTAATACTGGTAATGGTACTACACATTCTCATACATTTACGGCTAACACATCAAGTCTTATTGTGAAATATGTAGACACTATACTTTGTACTAAAAATTAATTAAAGAATGGAACTTAAACCTGGAAATTACTGTCCTTTATTGAAAAAAGATTGCATTGGATTACAATGTTCATGGTTAACTCAAGTTAGAGGAACTAATCCAAATAATGGAAAAGAAATTGACGAATGGGCATGTGCAATAGCATGGTTGCCTGTTTTACTCATAGAAAATTCTCAACAACAGAGACAAACTGGAGCAGCAGTTGAATCTTTTAGAAATGAAATGGTTACTAGTCAAGACCAATTTCTTTCTTTAACTCAACAATCACCAACGAAATTAATATCATAATACATGTCAACTCAATTCGGAACTCTTTCAAATATCGTATTTCCTGATTCAACAGCAGAAGTTGTTGAATATATCAAGAGAAGACTTGGTGCACCTGCAATTCAAATAAATGTTTCAGATGAACAAATATATGAAAGAATTGGAGATGCTCTTAAATTTATGGTCGATTATAACGAAGACTTCACCGAAAAGGGATACGTCTCACAAGTGCTAACACAAGAGAATTTAGACAATCAATGGATTCCTGTTGCTAATAATGTTTTCGAAGTCACTAGAGTTCTGCCTGTCACGAATATTGATAAGAATATAATGACTGATATAACTTATAATATGAGACATTCGATCAACTTCTCAGAATTTATGAGGTCTGCGTATACTGGTTTCATCTCTGAATATAATTTAATGCAGATGAAGATTCAGGAGATTAATGATTTGTTTATGGGCAACAAATCAATTCAGTTCAATAGATATCAAGACAAACTTTATTGGCATGGACAGTGGCATGACCAATTTGAAGTTGGTGATTATATGGTATATGAATGTTTTGTTATTGTAGATCCAGGAGCATATGGTAGAATTTTAGGAGATAGGAGATTCCTATCCTTGGCTACAGCCTATACCAAAGCTTTATGGGGCGAGATTCTTACTAAGTTTGTTGAAGTGCCACTTTTTGGCGGAATAAAAATGAACGGGAATGCTATTCTTCAGCAGGGCAATGCGGATATTGAAAAAGCAGAACAAGATATCATAAGTAGTTCAATGCCAGCTATGGACTTTCTTGGATGATCTTTAGACATGATAACTAAAATTAAACAATGGCACTAAATCAATACTTCAATAATTACCAATACGCTAATACTCAGAATCTTGTCAACGATCTAGTTGTAGAAAGTATTAAAGCCAAAGGAGTAGATGTAAATTATATACCAAGAGAAATCGTCAACTTTGACGAAATTCTTGGAGAAGGAGAGACTTACACTTTTTCCAATAACTACATCATTGAAATGTACATGGAGAATGTAGAATCATGGGGAGGTCAAGAAGATATTTTCTCTAAGTTTGGTTTACAGATTCAAGATGAAGCGACATTCGTGGTTTCCAAGTCTAGATTTATCGAAGAACTAACAGGTATTCGAAATATGCCTCATGAAGGCGATCTTCTTTATCTACCCTTCTCGCAGTCATTTCTACAAATTAAGAAAATGGAATACGATTCCTCTTTTTGGCCACAGGGACAGAACTATGTATGGCAATTAAAGACAGAACTCTTCAGCTTCTCTGGTGAAGAGATGGACACAGGTAACAGTATAATACAGTCTGAAATCGCAAGGTATCCTGTTTCAAATACTGAGATGTTTATGCCTACTGACAATGTGGAATTAGATACAGAGGAAGGATTATATATTGATTATAGTGAAGATAATCCTTATCTACAATGATGTAATTATAAAGTAGAAAATTAGTTTTTTATAAATATAGATATAAAGAATATCTTAACAAAATTTAAATTAAACTAATATGTCCGATACTGTTAAACTCGTAAGTGTTGCACATGATGTAACAGCAACTCGTAATCACCTCAAGAAGACCATTGATTATGGAACCACAGCAGAATTATCTTCCTACACTGGAAAAAAGGGTGAACTTATTTTCAATACAGATAGCAAAGCTATTACTTATCTTGATGGTGTAACTGCTGGTGGTTTTCTTCCTGCTGCTGCTATTCCTGTAGCAAACAGTTCTACTCTTCCTGTATCTGGTCCTAAAGTTGATGGTCAGCTATATATCTTAAGAACTCCAAATTCTCCAGATGTTATACAGATTTGTGGTATGAATTCAGCTAGTCAATATGTTTGGAAGGCTATTACAGGGACTCAGATAGATACAGAAGCTCCTTATGTATCAAGTCCTGCTGTATATTCTTCTAATAGTACTGTCCATAGTGCAACCTACACTTTTAGTGAACAGATTCAGCTTAAGCAGGAAAATACTTGGACTATAGTTCATACAAGTGATATAACTGCCAATCAGGTTGCTGTATTTCTTTATGATGGAGGATATGATATTTACAATCCTGTAGCTAATGTCGCAATAACGTCTATATCCTTTAATCCAGCAGGAACTGTGTTGACGGCATATTTTGATAAAGCACTTGTTGCAAATACTTATGTTCTAGACACTCCAGGATATCAAATCATTGATCTGTCTAGCAATGAATTACCAGTAAGTGCAAATGCTATTTTCACTGCGGCATAAGATATCAAACTAATATCCAGATAAAACGCAATAGCATAAATCTATTGCGTTTTTTTATTTATAAATATAAGTAAAATGATTTAATGGCTTATTTTTATAATAATCACATAAGAGAACATATTGCAGTATTTGGTTCATTATTTTCCGATATACTTGTCAGACACTTCAATGAATCTAATGTTCTAGTTAAAGAACTCAAGGTTCCTATCTCCTATTCCAATAAAGATAAGTTTATTCAGATGTATACTTTGAGAGGAGAAGATCCTTCAAACTATGGTGATAATGTAATGTTAACACTTCCTCGCTTTGGTTTTGAAATAACAGGATTCACTTATAATCCTCATCAAAAATTAAATCGCCTAAATAAATATATAGATTATAAAGAGAATATCAAAATCGATTTATATGATACAACTACAATTGGGTCTGAAAGTGATGTTAAAATCGACGAGCAAACTAAAAACATAGCACGTTCTGTTTATACTCCTGTGTCTTACAAGATGAATATAAACTTGTATTTAATGACTAATAAGGAAACAGATTCACTTAAGATTGTAGAACAGATTCTTCCTATGTTTACACCTTTTGTAATGGTTCCAATAAAGTATAAAATAGGAGATGATATTTTCTTACAATTCGATGAATCTGTTAACTTGGAAAGTATTAATAAGGAAGTGCAATTTCAGCAAGACTTTAATAAAATATCAAAAACTCTCCATACATTTTCTTTTTCAATGGATATTAAGTTCTTCAGTTCTGAACAAGACGAAAGAACAAATAGAATTATAAAACACATTACATTTAAACTTGGTCTTGAAGGTACAGAAGAAACAGTAGAGACTGTTGATTTTGCTGCTGCTCCTATGCCTGATAAAATCATAGTAGATATGAGTAGATGGTATGATGAATTCTATAATTATATGTATCACGATCTACAAGGTGATGAAGATTATCAAATATTAGAAAAATGGGATTAAAAATTTATGAATAAAACTTATTTTAATAATAACCTTACTAAAAAATATCTTGTAATTGTAGGAAGTCTTTTTTCTGATTACCACATTATAAAAAATGGTACTTATATTAAAATTCCTGTCTCATATGGCAATAAGAATAAGTTAATTCAAAGATATTTAAGAAGAGATATATCCTTTAAAGGTGTTCAAATGACTCTTCCTCGTATTTCCTTTGAATTCTCCAATTTCTATTATGATTCTGAAAGAAAACTTAATAGAATACATAAATTTGTGTCTGATATAAACACACAATCAAAAAATACACAATATACTCCAGTTGCATATAATATAGATGTATTAGTATCTGTTATAGCTAATAAAAACAACGATATTACTCAAATTGTAGAGCAAATACTACCGAAATTCACTCCAGATTTGAAGATTTCTTCTAATTTAATACCAGAAAATGATATAAATTTAGATATTTCTCTTTGTTTAAACAGAGTTAATGTTACTGATGCTTATGAAGGTCTGTTAACAGATGATAGAATGATAACATGGGACTTAGATTTTACTTTAAAAGGCTACTATTTCAGAGAAATTAAACAAAATTCTATAATATTGGAAGAGATTTTAAATTTTTATGATTTTGATGAACCAGATGCCTTAGAATTTTCAATAACTGTAACCGCTAATACATAACATGAAAAAAAATAAAACCATTACTAAAACAGACTATTCAGAAGTACCTATAGAAGAATCCTTGGAAGTACTTAAAGAACAAGGTATTGTATTAGTGAAAGAGGAGGAGGAGGAGGATTCGATAACAATAAAGAAGGATATTAAAGATGATTTCAGGTATGCTAGGCAGAATATCAAAACTATCATAGAAACTGGAATGATAGCTGCTGATAATCTTGCCGTTATTGCTTCTCAGAGTGAAGCACCGAGAGTATTTGAATGTTTATCTCAATTACTTCAAATCAATACTGTAAATAATAAAATGCTATTGGACTTAGATTCACAAATGAGGAATTTGTTGGAGGGGAAAGACGATGGTAATGGTCCTAAAAAGGTTATTAACCATAATACTCTATTTGTTGGAACCACAACCGATATTCAAAGAATGATTGAAGAGAAAATAAAGAGTGGTAGATAATATAATATGGCTAAAAGAGAACCAACAAAGGGATATAAGGGAAATGATCTTCTCAAAAAGACCAATACTTCGATAGAATGGTCACAGGAAATTATTGAGGAATATACTAAGATTGCAATAGACCCAATTTATTTTATTGAGAAATACGTGAAAATCATTAACGTGGATAATGGTCTCATGGAATTTAAATTGAGAGATTACCAAGAAGATATCATGAAAATCTTCATGAATGAACGTAAAGTTGTACTTATGCTTCCACGTCAAAGTGGAAAAAGTACAGTCACTGTTGGTTATGCACTTCATCAGCTTCTATTTAATAGTCATTATAATATATTTTTACTTGCTAATGATCATTCTTCGGCGAAAGAACTTCTCGCAAAGGTAAAATTATCTATGGAGAATCTTCCAGAGTTTCTTCAACAGGGAATAGTTAAATTAAACGAAACAAGTATATTTTTAGAGAATGGATCGAGAATAACAGCAAAAGCTACAAGCAAAAATGCAGTACGAGGAAGATCTGCTAATTTAATTTTGACTGATGAACTTGCATTCGTTCAGAATGGTCTCGCAGAAGAGTTCTTTGCATCAACATGGCCTACTATAAGTTCTGGTAAAACTACTAAATTTTTTGCTGTATCAACCCCTAATGGCTATAATCTCTTCCATAAGCTATGGGTTGGTGCTAAAAAAGGCGAAAATGGATTTATACCATACACAATTCATTGGTCTCAAATACCAGGAAGGGATGAAGAATGGAAACAAACTGAAATAGCAACATTCGGTAATGATTTCTTTAGGAGAGAGTATGAATGCTCCTTTGACTCTTCTTCTAATGGTCTTATTTCTGCTGATAAGATTAAACAGCTTATTGATAACCATTGTGAACCTATTGCAAAAGATGATGATGACTGTCTTTATATATACGAAAAACCAATTGATGGAGAAGAATATATAATTATAGTAGATTCTTCTCATGGTGTTGAGAGAGATTATTCAGCATTTACAGTTATTAAGATTTCAAAGAGGGTCCATGAAGTTGTTGCAGTATATAGAAACAATAAGATTCTTCCACTTGTTTATCCAAATATTATCTATAAAGTTGGTATTAATTACAATGAAGCACATATTCTTGTAGAGAATAATGATGTTGGTAATCAGGTTGCTACTCTTCTCCAGTTTGAATATGAGTATCCAAATCTTCTTTTCACCGAACTCACAAATAAGAAACAGAGAGTTTCATATGGAAATGATGGGAAATCTATAATTGGTCTCAAAACAACGGCATCTGTAAAAGCCATTGGATGTTCTAATTTGAAGGCTGCGATTGAACATGATAAGCTTATTATAAGGGATTACAACACGATTTCAGAACTTTCAACTTTTATTAAAGTTAAAGATTCTTATCAAGCAGATGTTGGATCTAATGATGATTTAGTGATGACATTGGTCATTTACAGTTGGCTCCTAACACAGAATTATTTTAAGGATGTGGAGCAGAATATATCATCTGACATAAAGGATATATACGAAGAGAGTATTAATGATAATATGATTGGGTTTGGGTTCTTCACATCAGGAAAGCCAGATGATATAATTGAAATTGAAGATGATGACTTAATAGATCGTAAAATGGGTTGGGTAAAGGTAAATGGAGATGAATTCGATTTTTCTCAATACTACTAAAACAGTTTTTTATAAATATATATGATCACACAAGAGACGTACATAGAATATTGTAAGTCAA